TAAACCGCTGATGTGATTGGCTGTAGAAAATTGGCAATGCCTGAAAAAATGCTTTGAATTCTTGCCCTGATAGATTCAATAGCGCCTGTGACAGCGCTTGAAATGGAAGTCCATGTGTTAGCAATAAATTGTTTGAGAGATTGAAACCCTGATTTTATCCTTGCAAACAAATCAATAAAGAAAGCTTTGATTGGTTTCCAGTAAATGTAGATTAATGCTGCCGCTCCTGCGATAGCGGCAATTGTAAGAATGACCGGCAAACCGACAGAAGCAACTACTGCTCCAATCGCAATGAACGCAACCTTGAGCAGGGCAAACACAGTTCCCAGAGAGCCAACGACGGCACCAAATGCCGCAAACGCAATTTTCACCGCTGCTATCGCTGATGCAACGATAAAAAACACCGATTTAATTGCGGCAATAGTTGCGCCAAAGGCGATAAGAACGCCTTTGAATGCAACAAAAATACCTATTAAGGTAACAACAACAGCAAACACTTTTCCTAGAGCTTCTCCTACCTGATAGGAGCCTTTGATTGCATCATTCATTTCCCATGAAAAAGATGCGGCAATTTGCTGTAACGTCCCGATAACTGGCTGAATGCTGGATGCAAACCCACTAGCAAAACCACTAAAAAATTCTGAGAGTGTGTTCCAGTTTTTGTATATCAAAATTGCCGCTGCCGCAATAGCAGCAGCGATAGGCAGCAGACTTGCAGCCACAGCCCCTGCGGAGGCGATAATGGCTCCAAATCCAGCAGAGCCAGTAAGAAACCCGATGAATTTTAACAAGGTGCCAATAGAGATTAGAACCGGCCCTACAACAGCGGCGATCCCAGCAATAATCGTGATGGTTTTCAGGATTCGTGGATCTAGTCGGCTAAGCGCTGAAGCCATACGGCTAAGGGCAAGGACGATGCTTTCAGCAAAATCCATGAACCCTGATTTGGCGATGGAAATTGCCAAGCCCTCTAAAGCCGACGATAGCTCCTTGGTAGAGCCAACGAACCCGTCCATGGTGGCCTCCGCCAAAAACTCGGCAGTGCCTTCGCCCTGTTCTCGGATTTGCTGAGTAAACTCTGCGATATCTTCGCCGCCTTGCTTCATCAAAACGACAGCAGCGCCTAGCGCTTCCATGCCGAAAATGTCCGTCAGATCAGTAATATTCGCGCCAGCATTTTTTAGTTCTCCCATAATTTCGGCAAGCGTTTTCATTTCTCCAGCGCTGTCTCGAACATCGACGTTTAGCCGTGCCAGAGCATCGGCTACAGGAGCAATTGAGTCAGCCGCTGCTAGGCGGGTTAGAGAGCTTCTGAGAGCCGTTCCAGCCATTTCCCCTTGAATACCTGCCCCGCCCAATATCCCAGCGGCAGCAGAAAGTTCTTCTAGCGAAAAGCCCAAGTTGCTTGCAATCGGGGCCGCATATTTCATTGTATAAGCGAGCTGTTCTAGGTTCACATTTTGGTTACTCAATGTGTAGGCCAAGACATCGTTTACTCTGGCGATTTCTCGGGCCTCCATTCCGAAACCCGCCAAAATATTTGAGCTAATATCAGCAGCCCTTGCGAGGTCAACTTGACCAGCCGCTGCAAGCTGCAAAACCCCTGGCAACGAATCTAAAATATCGTTGGTTTTGAATCCGGCCATCGCCAAAAACGACATAGCATCCGCCGCTTCAGACGCACTATACTGAGTCTCTGCGCCGAGTTTTCGGGCCAGATCCTCTAGTTGTGTGAATTGTTCTCCCGTCGCTTTGGTCAGGGCTCCGACACGATTCATGGAGTATTCAAAATCTCCCGCCACTTTCAGGATCGCCGCGCCAGCCCCCGCAATGGGCAGGGTCAAGCTCGTCGTTAATCCCTGACCCATGGATGTTAAATTGTTGCCTAAATCGTTGAGACGATTGCTCAACGATTTAGTTTTTTCGACGGTGTCTTGTAGTGTTTCAACTTGCTTTGTTACATCAGTTAGCGCTCCCATCGCTTGGTTGATGGCAGTAATTTTGATGGCCACTTCCATGCTCATTTTTTGGCAGCTCCTTTCATGGCTTTTTCAGTGGCTTTGTTTTGCGCTTGGGCATAGGCAATAGCATCCTCCACCCAGTCAAGCAGCTGTTCCGCATCTAGATCGACCAATTCTAGAGCAGAACAGTTGAGCGTTTGCGCCGCGAAAATCACGTCGTTGGCGCTGATCGCTTTCCCAATTTCCCAGCCACAGCCTCTTGAATTGGCAGCAGATCCTCTAGATCCATGTCTAGAAAATCTTCAAACGTTTGTGGCTGTCCATCGACATCCACAACGCCCACCAGGAGCCACAGGGCGAGCTCTTCGGCCTTTCCGTTAGATTGTCTCGAAGCGCGAATTTGATCGCGCCCCTTGAGCCCACGGATGATAGTAGCGACCCGCCCCGATGGAAGTTCCATCTCTTGAGGATAAGCAGACTTCGATTCAGAAACATCAGGCATATTAGGCTCCAGTAAACAAGCGGTAGAACAGCAGGATATCGTTACCCGCCACCTTGTAAATGTTGGCCATTACATCAATCTCAAAAATGTTTTGGCCAGCGATATTCAGCCGAGCATAGGTACAACTAATGTCGGTTTCAAACTCGGCGGACTCGTTTTTGGTAAAACTCCCCATAGGCAACTTTTTGAACGTGCCAGTGAGGAAAGCAACCGCAGGAACCTCAATCAGCCGCCCCGAACTATTCCAGGTTTCCAGCGAAGATCGGATCTGTAGTTGATTAGATCGGACTGGGTTTGCGATTTGTCGCCAGACGTCGGGATAGTAGGCCGTCCAAGAGATAGTGCACTCCATGACATCGATGCCGCTGAAAAATTCAGCCGTGCCAACCATCCCGAGCCCTTCATGTTCCTCAAATTTCTGCTCAATTTCTGGCAGGTCAACCGAGCTAGCTCGACCGATGAGGTTTTGCCCATTTAGGTAGATATTCGCATTCGTCAAGCGATTGATAACGATGTTAGACATTAGAGGCCACCTCCGTTAGTGCCTGCAAGATTTCGCAGATAGTCGATGTTGATAAACGACTCAAAGGTTAGCCGTTCCAGTGGAGGAGGCGGCATAAAATCGAGGTCGAAAACAAGCTGTCCTAGCGCGATTTGAGTTGGTTCATTTTTGGCCGGGTCGTAAGTGCACTCTCCATCCAGGATAGCGCCACGGGCCACCAGCGTCCGCAGGAAACCATTAACTGACTCCGTGATGGCATCGATCAATCCATTGTCAATTGGATAATCGATAAACTGTAGCATCGAGTATTCAACCGATTCATGAATCACATCAGCCGTCCGGCGAATGTTGATGAAATTCAATGGATGCGTTACCGAAGGCCACGCCGCAGAACGATTCCCCCAGGTGCGAATCCCGGTTCCAAACGAGTTAAAAAACGTCGTCACGCCCGCTTCATTCAGCAGGTTGACTTCGGTGTTCGGATCGTTAATCATCGCCGTTAGACGGCGTTCTACTCCGGTAATCCCGAGGATTTCACTATTACTAGGAGACCACCAATATCCACGCTCTTGGTCTTTCGCACAGATCACTCCGGCCAGCCGTTGACTGTAGGGTTCAAGTTTTTCGCTATCCGTCGCTGTCGAGTAAACCCGAGCGTGGGGATAACACAGGATTGCCCGTTGGGAACTGGTGTTGAAATTGATTGAACCAGTCGGGCCGCGACCAGCGATTGCTTGCGCAAACGTGGTGCCGATTGGCGCATCAATTAACGCCATGGCCCGCAATTTATTGGCCTCAACCAGCAGTTCGGCAGTGACGGCAGCCAGTGTACAAAACACTGGCGCAATCAACAGTTTGGGGAAGAATCCGAACAGATTGTAGCTGTCCTGCAGGGCTTTCAATCCAGTTCGATTTCCGGAACCGTCCACCCCACCGATAATCGCTGAACTCTGAACCAGAGTTGGGTTAGTGTAGCTATAGGAGACCTTCACTGCGGCGAGCGCTGGGATTGTGCCTCCCGTTTTTCGAGTAATAATCCCGTTGTTAGAATCGAGGTCGTAATCCGTGGCAGCGCTGTACGTGGTCTGCCCATCGCCGCTTTTCACGACAACGTTAGTAACCCCAAAATGATTGATACTGTTAGCTGCGAGCTGGATGGTATTTGCTGCACTAAACGTAAAGTTCGAGGCCTGCGGTTCAGCAACAACCGTTACATGAGTTGCTAGGTCGAGGACGTTGACAACGATCACCAAACCCGCGCCTTGATCAAAGATCGCGTCCAGCGCATCAGGGATAGTGTAACCTTCGCGCTGCTCCCCAAACAATCGCCGTGCATCGCGATTGTTAAGCACCAATGTGGGGGCATTTAGTGTGCGGTCGCTAGCCTCGACATCAAACATTGGCGCGGTACCCACTAGGCCCACAACCGCCGTTTTCACGCCTTGAATAGGCCGGGCACCCGACAAAACTTCGACCGTTTCAACACCGTGCAAAAAGTTAGCAGCCATTAGCTTTCATTCTCCGTTTTGCGAGATTTTGCGATGGAAGGCGCAGCAGGAATCGCTTCGAGATATCCCTGGGCCACTAGCACCTGAGTGTATTCATGGGTGGCAGGCATCTCTACGATACTGCCCCGGAGCAACAGCACATCCAGCTCCTCTGTTTCGCCTAGGCGGAGAGTGCATGAACTGTTCACTGGCCCCACATATTGATATTTAGTTAGGCTCATTTTCATCCTGAATTTCCTCTGGAATTGGTTCCTCGTAATCTGGAGCTAGAATCTGAGCCCCACCATAATCGTCCTCAAAATCAAGCCGTTTCAAAAGCGGAAGAACATCTTCCTCTATTTTAACGAACACTGTATGGACTGTGAAAAATATCTGATAAACCCACAGTCCTTGATTTTCAATTTCGCCCTGAAATTCCCAGCGTTCGTAAAAAATAGGTTTGGTTGCACCTACTGGTTTAATCCCGGAAACCAATGTTTTGATTGCAGTAAGAACTGGATAGGCTCCATCGCTGGAACGAATTGTTTTGAGCCTGACATCAATTCGCAAAGTTAAGATCTCGTCTTGCACCACTCCAAGGCCGGACAATGCGCTAGGCTGTCCGGCTTCAGAGCGCTCCCACATCAACGTTAAAATTCCATTGCCAGTCAGCGGGACGCCAAACTCACGGGGCGTATTCGGCATCCCCCGAACAACGATGTTCACATCCCGAAGCGGGGCCAATGCCTCTAAAATGTCCTGCTCCAATTCTGCGATCATTGCAACGCCTCTCGTAGATGTCGTTCAACAATTTTCGTGATCTTTGGGATATGCCGAGACGTGATTCCCATAAATGGGCGAGCTACCATTTTTTTTGTCCCAAACTGATGGAAAATCCCGTATTTGATCCCGCTGGATTTAACCGTTACTTGCCGCGCTGTGGCGGGTTGTGCGGCGATGCTACCGCTCAAAGCGCCCGTCCGTACCAGGATGCCGCCGCCGCGTTTTTCGCGCAGTGTGGACGGTTTTAGCTTCGCCCATGGTGTTCCATCGGGCGCAGCTTGCCTCGCAAAATTTAGCTTGGTTTCACGCTCCATGAACAGCGCAGATTCATTCAATGCAGGAGCCAGGTTTGCAGCGCGGCTGTCCAGTTGATCCAACACAATTAAAATCTCATTTGCG